CGGGGTTCTCGGTTTCGTTCTTGACGTGTTCGGCGGCAACTTCGACGGTGTCGGCGTCGGCGAACACCGACATGTGCGGCCGCACTCCTTTGTCCGAGGGGAGGCCGTTGTCCAGGATCGAGGACAACAGATCATCCAGTCCCTGCACCCGCCGTTCCGCACCGGTCCTCTCGTCGTCCTCACCGTGCGGTGCGGAGACGGAGTCGAGGACGGTCTTGAACTTCGCCCCCACCACCGGGCCGAGGAAACCGGATACGTGCCAGCCTTCGAGGAGGGCGGTGATGGTGATGTCTTCCTTCTCCTGACCCTTCAGGTACTGCTTTTCGAGGTCGTCGGGGAACATCGCCTCACGCAGAGACCGCATCTTCTCGAACAGCTCTTGAGGGTTCTGGTTCTGCGCCACGACGAGGAACGCCTCTTCGTACTGGCCCATCACCTCCGCCCCCAAGTGCTTCAAACCGTACGTGAAGGCCTTGACGTGATCAGCCCTGATGGACCCCTCAGCCGCAGCAGCACCCACCAAAGGCAGTGCCGCGCAGGTGGCAGCGGCACGGACCAACACCTGGGCGTCGGAGGCGGTCATCCGCAGCTCGTTACGCACCCACGTGTTCAACGTCGACGCACCATCGACCTCGAAAGCCTGCGTGGCGTCGATCTCGGCCAACGCCTCGGCCTTGGCCGCATCCAACGCGTCCTGCGCGGTCTGGATCGCCCGGGCACGATCCCTCGGATCACCGCACGACAGAGCACGCGCTGCGGTGCGCATCGCCGCGATCGTCGGTGCCGTGTCCATGCAGACAGTTTATCCGAACAGGTGTTCGAAGACAACAGATATTCGCTGCAATGCCAACTATTTTCGGACCAAACCGGATGTCAGTAGCAAGTGGCAGGATGGACCTGACCCCTGCCCCATCGCCGTCCAAAGCCTCGCGCGAAGCGCGACACGATGACTCAAGCGTCGATCATGTCCGCATCGATCTCGTAGGCACCCTGCACGATGAACTTCGTGAACACTGAAACTCCCATGACTGGTAAAGTTGCTCCGATGAGCACGAATGCACTGTATCTGCGGATCTCTCAGGACTCAGACGGACATGAGGCAGGCGTTGAACGTCAGCGCGAGGATGCCCTCATGAAGGCCGAGGAGTACGGAGCCGACATCTCCGAGGACATGATCTTCGTGGACAACGACATCAGTGCATCCACACTCAGCACGAAGCCCCGTCCCAAGTGGAACCGGCTTGTGGAACTCATCGAGGCTGGACAGGTGACACAGGTCTTCGCCTACTCCAGTTCACGCCTGACCCGTCGTCCGAGGGATATGGAGGATCTGATTGACCTCTACAACAAGACCGGAGTTCTGTTCCGGACATCGGTCTCAGGCGACTACGACCTAGCCACAGCAGACGGACGCGAGCAAGCCCGCAATAAGGCCAGTAGGGACGCAGCCGAGGCCGAGCGCACCTCAGAGCGCGTCATCCGGCAGAAGCGTCAGCGGGCCATGAAGGGTAAGCCTCAGGGCGGCAGGACGCGACTCTATGGCTACACGTCCAAGTGGGAGTTGGTCCCGGATGAAGCCGAGGTGATCAAGGAAGCGTTTACCCGTCGAGCAGCGGGCGAATCCATCAACTCCATTGCGGTCAGTCTCGCAGGACGTGGCATCACTACAGCGGAGTTCACGTGCAAATGGCACACGGAGCGTTTCGAGCACTCAGGTAAGGAACGGCCCGAGGACATCCCCGCGACCCGTGAGGAGTGCGACAAGTGCCGACCCGGGCAACTCTGGCGAACCGGCACGCTGATCTCTACTCTCAAGAACCCGACGTACGCGGGACTGCGGTCGTACAAGAAAGCGATTGTCGGACCCATGCGCGAGGGTTTCCCCGCGATCATCGATGAGCCTACGTACTACAAGGCGCAGGACGTCACAGCCGAGAAGCCGAAGAGCGCGAACAGCCGCAAGTACCTACTCAGTGGGTTTGCCCGGTGTGGCAAGTGCATGGGCCGCATGGTCGGAGCCACCAACAATCAGCGTGCTTCCCGTTACCGGTGCTCTCTGAATCAGGGTGGATGCGGCGCGCTGTCGATCCGTCAGGACTGGGTTGATGAGCCTGTCTATATGGCCGTTGTGGCGCACGAGATCTCAGCCCGGTACATGACACGTGACACCACCTCCGAGGACGCCAGCACGGCTAACGATGCCGAGGTGGAGCGCATACAGGCCGACCTCAAGACGTTCCAAGAGGGAGTAGTCAACGGCACCATCTCAGGCGCTACCGCTATGCCGGTCATCGAGGGACTAGAGCAGCAGTTGAGCAAGGCCCGCAGCGCACAGCGTAAGGCCGTTACAGCCAACGTCAAGGATGCATGGTTCGGGCGCACCACTACTGAACTCCTAGGTCTCAGCGTGGGTGAGCAGCGGGCACTGATGGCTAAGCACATCGAGTACGTACGTGTGGATGCAGCCAAGGTTCAGGGCAGTAAGGCACTGGACCTCAGCCGCCTAGAACTCCACTACACAGACGGCACAGTCGAGCGCTTGAGTAACACGGTGGCCTCACACCCTGACGTCAACCCTCTTGATGCCTGACTACTTATAGTCAGTGACACCTTAAGTGCTGGTATACTTATAGTCATACAGACTATAAGGAACTAATGAGCCAGACCTATTACCACGTCAAGCGTGAGCACCGTGCCCTGATCACGGCCATGCCATGCGCTCAGTGTGGTCGTGAGCCCGGAGACCCGGAGGCACCCATACAGGTCGATCATATTCGCGCACGTGCGAACGGGGGCAAGGACGAACTCTCGAACTATCAGCCTTTATGTGCGATCTGCAACCAAACCAAGAGCGACAAGGAAGCGGACTACGTTCCCTACTTCTCGTCTCGTGTGTTCGATGAAGATGTCATGCGAAACGTACTGAACATTAAGAGTGCAGCGTGATAGGGCGTTTCTTAGTACGGGCTTGCGAGTCCCCGTGTAACCACAAAAATTTCACCGAATCGGGCCGGATTGCCGTGAGTCCATCGGAGGTCATCGCGCATGACTGAACATTCCATGGCATCGACGGTAGATCAGTACGTAGCCGACCACGGATCTTCCCTCAAGGGTCTTGAGGTCGAAGTGCTGACTCTCAAGATGATCGCCCGCCAACTAGACGAGTCCTTCAGTGGCGCTCTCCTCTCCGAGTTCCGAAAGTTCAAGGCTCTCTGTGATGCACAGATTGAGCAGACCTCACCGGCCAAGCGTGAAGAGGAAGAGGACAGTCTCCTAACGCCTAGGTACTGAGATGCAGTACCCGGCGAGATGGACTAGACCGCTAGTCCAAGACGAACGCGGGTGGGCCGTCCACAGCAACGGACCCGATCTCATCCGCCTCATTGAGACACGGTGGACCTTCGGCAACGGACGACGTCCTGTGCTGGACGAGTGGCAACGTTTCTTCCTGACCAATGCCCTTGAGGTCTTCCCGCCAGAGCACCCACTAGCCGGACGCCTACGCTTTCGAGCCGTCCTATTCTCTGCCGCCCGTCAGCAGGGCAAGAGCACGCTAGCGGCGTGGATCTCCCTGTATCTGATGGTCCAGCACGTCATGGCTCCGAACATCATCGGAATCAGTGAGACCCGTGAGCACGGCAAAGTCATCTATGGACAGTTGCTCCACGCGATCAACAACGACGTAGGCCTGAATAAGGTCCTCAAACCGACCTCCACAAGGGGCATCGGCAAGCGTAACGGGACTGGCGCGTACAACCTGTACCCAGCCAAAGAGGGCAAGTTGCAGGGCTTGGCAACCACGGGTGCCTTGATCGATGAAGTCCACCTACTTCCAAGACAGGCTTGGGACTCCCTAGTCAACGGACAGGCAGCACAGCAGGACTCCATCATCTTCGGACTCACCACAGCCGGGGACGACACCTCAGACCTTCTCAGCAGCCTGTACGAGCGTGCGAACGCAGCCATTGCGGACCCACAGCAAGATCCACGGTTCGGCGCGTTCATCTGGGAAGCACCAGCAGACGCAGCCCTAGACAACGTCGAGGCTATCCACGCGGCGAACCCGGCCATTGAGTGTGGGCGCATCGATCTGGCGACCCGTCTCAAGGACGTGGAGAACGAACCGGAGTTCACCCGTCGCCGCTACCTGCACAACCGGTTCGTATCCTCACTGAACCCTGCCCTTGATCCGGGCATCTGGCGCGATCTCGTGGACACCAGCCGTGACGAGAAGGACCGTCCTATAGGTCTTGCCGATCTCAAGGCAGACGGAGTGTTCATCGGTGTGGACGTGGCTCCGAAGAACAGCCACGCGACCATGAGCGCAGCGCGCAAGGCAGAAGACGGAACCATCGAGGTTACAACCGTATGGAGCATGGCAAACCCTACGCACGACCAAATGAAAGCCGTTGCCGACGCGATCAACTCAAGCCCATTGATCACCGTTTCAGGGTGGGTCATGGACGCCGGACTCGTGTACCTACAGGACCACCTCAGAGGCGTTGGGCAGAACGTCCAGTCGATCAACTCAGCATCGGCGGACACCGAATCCGCCAACCTCATGTACGCCTTGATGCAGGCCGGACGTATCCGACACGACGGTAACGACCGCGTGGCGAGCCAACTCGGTAGAGCCATCGCCAAGAACAAGGGCGACTCATGGCGATTGGCAGCACCTAAACCCGGAGTGCCTTTGGACGCGCTTCACTCAGTTGTCTTCGCTATGTATGCGGCTGAATTGTATGAAGGTTCAGGACCGCTTATCCGCGTACACCACCCTAAAGCCGCCTAACCTTTTAGTTTTGAAACCGCCTATCCTTTTAATGATATACTTAGCATAGGTAAGCATTTCTAGTTAAGGCATTAGTGGGATCTGAAAAGCGCGGTTACTTCCAAAGACTCTTTCTGGCTCCGCCGACCCCTGCCATCACTGAACTAGCGCAGGTACCGGCTCCGCCGCATGTATCAAGCGCGATCATTCCGCCATCACGAGGCGATGGAGATCTAAGCGTTGATCAGGCTCTTACCCTTACGGCGGTCTACCGCTCAGTGCAGATTATTGCGACGTTCTGTTCACAGTTGCCAATCGAAATCTACCGTAACGGCGATCTCATCGAGCCGACTCCGCTAGTCGCTACCAAGCCGGACTCAGACCGTAGCCGCGCAGCATTCATTAAGCGCACCGTCACCTGTCTTGCGCTCTCAGGAAACGCCTACTGGTACCTCACCCGAGACGGCAAGGGACAGGTTGTTGACCTCAAGTGCCTGAACCCTGCCAGCGTCACAGTCCGTTTCAACGACAGCGGAGCCAAGTTTTACGACGTTACCAACAACGGTAAGTCAACTACTTACACAGACAAAGAGATCCAGCACCTACGCCTGTCCGAGGTGTACGGCCATGACTACGGACTCGGTCCGATTCAGGCAGGCCGTGCCGGTCTTTATGGTGCACGCGACGTCAGAGACTACGCAGGCAATTGGTTCGCCAACGGTGGAGCCGTTCCACGTGGAGTCCTGAAGACAGATCAGAAACTCACGGGTGCTCAGTACACCCAAGCCGTAGACGGCTTTGAGGAAGCGCTGAAGTACAGCAACTCCATCGCAGTCCTAGAAGCCGGACTTGATTACAAGTCCATCGTTCTGTCCCCTGCCGATGCCCTATGGCTTGAGGCGCAGAAGTTCAGCACCACGGATATTGCGCGTCTGTTCGGCATCCCGGCTACGTACCTCTTGGCTGAAGTGGACTCATCCAACTTCGTCTATCAGAACCTCACCACCGTCAACACCGTCTTCTACCAAAGCACGCTGATGGCTTACCTCGGTGAGATCGAGGAAGCGTTTAGCCAAGTCCTGCCGAACCGTCAGGAAGCGCGTTTCCAGACAGACGCAATCCTCCGCACCGATGACAAGACACGTGCGGACGTCGAGAAGGTCAACGCCGATAAGTGGGCCGTCCTTCTCACTGCCGGTGTCGTCAGCCCGGAGTACGTCGCCAACGAACTAGGCCTACCGAGCCCACCCAAGCCAAAGCCCGTAGAGCCACCCAAGCCACCGCAGGAAGACGAAGACCCGGACGCCTCAGGCGCGTCCGTTGGGCCGTCTCCTCAGCCGTCTCAGCCACCAGTCGGAGCCACCGTATGAAGACCTTTGAACTAGCCCTCAGCGGCGCGACCACAGATACCAAGACACGCACCGTGTCCGGCATCGCAGCACCGTACAACGTCACCGGTATTGCGATGAACGGCACTCAGTTGTCGATTCTCGCGGGCGCGTTCGGAGACCTTGAGTCTCTGCCAAAGGTCCAGATCTTTTGGGGCCACGAGATGTCAAAGGGCGGCGTGCCTATTGGCCGCGTCACCAAGTACACCGACAGCCCCGAAGGCCTCCACATCGAGGCCACCATCTCGGAAACCGAAAAGGGCAACGAGGTTTACCAACTACTCAAGGACGGCGTCCTTGATTCATTCAGTGTCGGTTTCCAAGGAACCGAGCACGAACTAGCCGAGGACGGAACCTACCAGTTCTCCGCTCTAGAACTTCTGGAGATTTCAGTTGTCTCCAGACCAGCCCTAAAGGGCGCATCAGTCTTGCATGTGGCCTCAGCCGACGTGCCAGAAACAGAGGTCTTCGTGATCTCTGCTCCATCCAACACAAATAAGGAAACACATATGTCCGACAACGTGAACGTTGAAATGGGCGAACTTCGCAACGAGGTCACAGAACTATCCCGATCAGTTGCTTTGCTTGCCGACAGCACCCGACCAGTAGAAACAGCACCTAACCCAGCCGACGAGATCCAGTCTCTTGGTGAGTACGTCAAGGCCGTAGCCAAGGGCGACGACAAGGCCAACGAGATTTACGCAGCCTACACAGGCGGCAAGTTGGCAGACGTCAAGACACCTAACTCATGGGTAGAAGACGCGATTGTCCGTGTCCAGAAGCCACGTAAGTTGATCAACGCATTCTCTAAGGGAACCCTGCCAGCAACCGGCAACGTCCTTGAGTTCAAGAAGTGGAACGCCAACACACTGGCCGTAGACATTCAAGCCAATGAAGGCGACGACTTGGTATGGGGCAAGTTCTCATTCACCAGCGCTACAGCACCGGTCATCACTGCCGGTGGTGGAACTTCACTCAGCCGTCAGGAAATCGAGCGCGGCGACGAGAACGTAGTTGGTGAGGCTTTCGAAGGTCTCTCAACCGCATACGGCGCACGTACCGAAGCGTACTTCCGTACTCAGTACATCAGCGCTGCAAGCACCTCAGCCAGCGCGTCATACACCGGCAGCAACCCTGACTCCCTAACCGGTTTCGTCGTTGACGCAGCAGGAACCCTTGAAGACGGCGGACTAACAGCGGACTTCGTTGTTGTCTCCCGCGATGTCTTCAAGACCCTCTCAACCGTCCACGTCGGTACTAACGGTGAGTACTTCCTCAGCCGTGCTCAGGGAACCGTCAACCTCAAGGGCATCTCAGGCGATCTAGCCGGTATCCCGTTCGTGGTCATCTCCGGTACTACGGGCCACTTCTCAGTGTGCTCCGCAGACGCAATGCGTACCTACGAGTCAGGCGGAGCGCCGTTCCGTCTTCAGGACGAGAACATCGTCAACCTGACTAAGGACTTCAGCGTCTACGGATACATCGCAGTAGCGAACCGTATTCAGGGCGGCATCGTTCGCGGAGTTGCAGCCTAACCATGTTTGAGAAGCCGACTCCAGAAGACCTCCGTACATGGATGGGAGGCAATGCGAACGCGCCTGAAATCAAGTTGACGATGGCCGTAGAAGTTGCCTGCGATCTCATGGACGAGGCTCTGGGATCGGCCTCCGAAATGCCTCAGGCGCTCTACACCTACGCGGTGTTGCAGGTTGCCCACGGAGTCTTCAAGCGCAGCAGCACCACTAGCGGCGCACAGGCTATCGGTCTCGACGGAGAAGCCGGGGTCGCTTATGACCCCAAGGACGAACTTAATCGCGTCTGGCATTTGATCCGTCGTTACTCCTCACCATTCCCAGCACCACGGGACGAGGCGTCATGGACCTACTAGAAGCCAAGGCCGAAGTGGTTCAGATCCTCCACGGCTATTTCGTCAAAGCGTACGTGTCCGAGGGCGTAGAGCCTCCGGTCGTCGTCATCCGTGACGGCAACCCGTACCTAGAGCCGGGCCGTACTCCCGCCGATTGGCAGATGAATCTGTCCCTCGCGGTAGTCGGCCCACCCGCCGACAACGAGCAGTCGAGCACATGGCTGGACGAAGCCGTGACAGACATCCTCCCCCGTCTGTCAGCAGGCACGTGGGCCGTCCAGTCCGTGACGCCCGAACTTCTCGAATCAGACGGCTTTCTACACCCTGCCGTCGTCATCAATATTTTCAACAACATAACCCTTTAACCCTTTAAGGAAAATCACCATGGCACGTTCACCATCCATTCGCGGAAACGTAGTTCCGTTTCTCACCATCACAGTTTCAGGCTCTACACCTTCAGCAGCCATCAACCTAGCCGACGACGTTATTAACGCGGTTTTGGTGGACGGAGAAGGTGACCCTTTGACTGTGAGCGATTACGCCTCTGGCACCTCTAGCAAGGCCCTTGAATGCGAATTCTTGTACTCAGGCAAGACCGGAGCAATCTTCGATTTCCTATGGAAGAACTCCGGTAAGACCGCAACTATCGTCTACGGACAGTTCGGTAACGGCACAGCAGCAGCAGACAAGCCGGTTATCACCGCGACTGCCACCCTGCCAGCAAAGCCAAACACCGGCACTTCCGCAGGCCTTGACGAAGCAACGTTTGAGTCAACTATCCAGTTTGACACATACGACCGTCAGACCCTCTAACAGCGATGGCTAGACCGGACGCCGGACTTAAGATCACCGGCCTCAGAGAAACCATACGGGACCTAGAAGCCCTTGGTATTGAGGCCGCTGAACTCAAGGTCGCCATGAACAAGGGCGCAAAGATCCTCGCGGATGAACTCCGCAAAGAGGTTCCTAAGGCGTCCGGTCTCCTCGCCTCCACCGTCAAGCCTAACAACGCCAAAGGCTCAGCCATTGCGCGTATCGGTGGAGCACGTCCGAAGCACTACGCACCGTTCGTGAACTACGGCCACCAATCAAAGCCCGCAACTCTGTTCGCACAGAAGGCGGCGAAGAACTCTAAGGACCGTGCCGTCACGGCCATCGAGCAAGAACTATCAAGCATCATCCGTAAACACAATTTGAATTGAGAGAACAAATTATGACCGCATCACAGAAGTACACACAGGCGCAGCAGGAAACCGCTTTCGCCAACGTCACTCCTAAGGACGAGATCGTGCTCCACCGAGAGACCGGACTCACCATCAACACCCTAGACACCTACGCAACCGTAAGCCTCGCATTCGCCGCGTACCTACTGGACTCTAGCGAAGACCGCTCTTTCGACAAGTACCTGTCTATGGGTGTCACCGATCTAGCGAACCTCTTTGAAGCGGACCCAGACGCGTCCCCAAAAGCGCCGGACAACGAATCCGAGACTACCGGTTCCTAACTCAAACCGAGTTCGAAATCTATAAGAACGAAGCGTACTTCTGCAAAGCGCACAACGTCTCGCCAACTGAATACCAAGCAATGAGCGCACTACGCCGTGAAGCGTGGAATGAAGTTTCAAAAGAGATCAAGAAAGGAAGGTGACCCAACATGGCCGCAGGCAGTACAAGAGTAACCATCGGCATCACGTCCAATACTAGTGGACTCCAGCGCGGCCTAAACCAAGCCAAGGGGTCACTCACCGGATTCCAGAAGGCTACCGGTGGAGTCGCGTCCGGGCTTAAAGGTCTTGTCGGCGGTATGGCCGCAGTCTACGGCGTGTCTAAGTTGGGCGGCTTTCTAGCGGACTCCGTCACCGAGGGCCGCGAGGCTCAGAAGGTTATGGCGCGTACGTCCAACGTTATCAAAACCACGGGCGGTGTTGCGAACGTCAGCGCTAAGCAAGTCTCAGATCTCGCGGGGTCTATCTCGAACAAAACAGCGGTAGATGACGAGGCTATCCAGACCGGAGCCAACCTCCTACTGACGTTCAAGAACATCCGTAATGAGACCGGCAAGGGCAACAAGATCTTTGATCAGGCCACAGCCGCTGCAATCGATCTCAGCGCGGCAGGTTTCGGCTCTGTCGACTCTGCAAGCAAGAGCCTAGGTAAGGCGCTCAACGATCCTCTCAAGGGTCTTACAAGCCTAGGTAAGCAAGGCATCACGTTCGACAAGCAACAGACTCAAATGGTCAAGAGCATGGTTGCCTCAGGCGACATCCTCGGAGCGCAGAAGATCTTGCTTGGTGAGGTCAGCTCCCAAGTTGGTGGAGCCGCAGCGTCACAGGCCACAGCAGGCGAACGCCTCAAGGTGACTGTGGATAATATTAAGGAGTCAATTGGTTCAGCATTAATTCCGGTGCTAGACACCATGGCTACCTACCTCGCGGACAAACTCCCCGGCTGGATCACCACAGCGGGTAACGCGTTCAACACCGTCAAGGGTTACGTAGAGCCGGTCATCACGACCCTACGTAGTTTCTTCGGTGGACTGGACTCCGGTACTACTGGCGCGTCAGGCAAGTTCGCGCAACTACAGACCACCGTGTCAACAGTGCTTGGCGCTGTCCGTTCGATCATCTCCAGCACCGTCACAATTGTGACCGCGCTATGGGCAAAGTTCGGCGGCATCATCACAACCTACGTAACCAACTCCCTGACCAACGTCATGAACTTTGTTCGTGGCGCGTTCAAGGTTATTCAAGGCCTCTTCAACGTCGTAGCCGGAATCCTCACCGGTGATTGGAAGCGCGTATGGACCGGCCTCAAGCAAGTGGTCTCCGGAGCCCTGACCGCCATCAAGGCCGTTATCAGCCAAGCATGGAACGTCATTACTACGGTGTTCAAGGCAGCCGGAACGACTATCAAGACTGTCGTCTCGGCAGCGTTCAACGGGCTCAAGGGCGCGGCCTCAGCAGGCGTTAGCGCGCTTGTCGGTTTCGTCAAGGGGATCCCCGGCAAGGTCAAGTCTGGCCTAGGGAACGTAGCAACACTCTTGCTATCAGCCGGTAGCGACATTGTGGCCGGACTCGCAAAAGGTATTCGCGACAAGGCAAGCGACGCGATCAACGCCGCAAAGGATCTAGCAGGCGGGGTCAAGGACGCTGTCAAGGGTGCACTTTCAATTTTTAGCCCCTCAAGAATCATGCGTGAATTCGGCCGCTATGTGTCTCAGGGCCTTGCCCTCGGAGTGATCGACCGCGCAGGCGACGTAACCTCATCCGTCCTCAGCCTCGCAAAGATCATCAATGAAGAATTGCCGCGCAACATCAAAAAGCCTAAGGCTATCCGGGCTTGGTACAAGGAACACAACAAGCAAGTTGCCGAGGGTACCAAGGCTGTTCTCAAAAGCCTACGAGACTCCGCCGCCGCACAGTTGGCAGCCCTCAAGGCACAGCGCAATGACTATGCGAACGCCGTCAAGGACAGCGCACTCTCATTCGCCTCTCTGTCAAACCTCCAGTTGGGTGAGAACGAGAACCTGACAGCGGGCGGAATCACCCAATTCCTGAATGACCGCCTACAGGCAATCAACACCTTTAATGCCAAGTTGGCGCACCTCCGTGCCATGGGCGCTAGCGATGACGTGTACAACAGCATCGTCCAGCAGGGCGTCCAGACAGGTACGGGATTCGCAGACGCGATCATCGCAGGCGGACCTACCGCGCTCGCCGGTATCAACTCGCTACAGAGCCAAATCGCGGGCGCTTCCGGAGCCCTCGGAGCCAACACCGCAAACAGTCTTTATGGTGCGGGAGTGGCTAGCGCCGAGGGCTTTGCTAGAGGCCTTGACACCTTGATTGCCAAGGTTAACAAGTCCGCGAAGAACATCAGTAAGGCCTTGATCAAGAGTCTGAAGAAGGCCCTCGGGATTCATAGTCCCTCAAAACGCATGGCTGAGTTGGGCGGCTACACGATGGACGGTTTGCTCAAGCCGCTGGACGCCAAGGTTGTTGCAGTACGTGGTGCTGAACTAGCAAACGCTTTCGCCACCGGATATGCGGACTCAGGCTCACTGTCCCTCAAGTCACAGAAGAACCTCTACACCTCAGCGCCGTCTTATGGTGCGCCCGGTGACGTAACCATGAATGTCTACGTCGACGCCAACATGTCGCCGGTTCAGTACGGTCAACAGATCGAGAAGGCACGCGACGCCGCGCGCGCAGCCGGGGTGATCCGCTAATGCCCGCACATATTGAGAACATCTGCCGTCTCGAAATCGATGCTAGTGATAGCCAGAATTTGGTAAGTAACCACTCCGGTCAGAACGGAACAGTCGGCTGGACTACCGCAACCTCAGGCACCCTGACCAGTGTTGTCACTCCCGGCAAGGGATACCTAGGACGGTCAATCTTCGCGCAGGCACCATCGAACGACAACGCACAGGCGGTCAGTGACCCTTTCACCACGAGTCCGGGCGAGTGGGTCAGTTTCCAGATGACCGGCTTTGTCAATGACGTCGCATCATCAGCCGCCAACTCGGTCTATATCCGTACGTTTTTCTACAACTCATCGGACGTCCTTGTTGGCTCCTCAGTGTCCGTGTACGTCTCACCTACCGAGGCCGAGGCGGTGTGGTCAGCGGCTCCCGCACAGGCACCCGCGAACACCGCACGTGCCCGCGTCATCATCACTCACGGTGGAACGTACGGCCAAGGACAAGGCGTCCATGGCGTCTACTTCTCCAAAGTCATGGCCGTCAAGGGTGCCACACAAGCGTCTGTCACTAACGTGCCATTCACTGAGTCGGTCGTCTGGCAAAACATGATTGGTGGCACCTACTCGATTCAGGTACGCCGTGGCGCAAACGTCGACGGAGTGACCGACAAGCCTCAGGTTGGTTCGCTCACCGCTACTCTCAGCGACCCGCTCTTCGACCCCGCGAAAAACGTACGTATGCAGCCGCAGCGGCTCATCCGTCTGACCGCTCTACACAGCACAGCCGGTTGGGTGCCGATCTTCACCGGACGTGTTTCGACGCTTGACACGAACTACAGCAAGGGCAAGCCCAAGATTTCCATTGTTGCTGTTGACGCGTGGGCAACCCTTGACGCGTACTCAGTCCCAACGGCGAAGTCCGGCAGTCTACGTCAGCGAATTACCGCGATTGTCGCCGGTTCCGGTATCGCGTCCTACACCTACGATTCGGACGCTGACACTACTCAGAACGTCCTCACCGTGCAGGACAGCGCCAGCGCCACAGAACAACTCACATGGGCGCGCAATAGCCTCAACGGCTTTGTCTACGTGGACAAGTCCAACGTGGTGCAGGGTGTCGCTCAGAACAGCGTCAGTGGCCTGTCAAGCGTCTACACGTTCAGCGACAGCCCTACCGTCCCGGGGATCTACTTCACGGACATTGACACCACGTTCTCATCACAGGCTCTTGTCAACTCGCTACTGATCGAGCGTAGAAACGTTGACCAAGTTGAGGACAACGGAACCAAGGTCTTCGGCCCATACCGTGCGACCGCCTCAGTATTGAAGTGGGGTGAGAAGAGCGCGACCGTCACCGTTACAGACGGCACTGAACGACTGTTGGCAGAGGCCTACCTCAAGAACACCTCTGACCCCAAAGTCAGCGCGTCCAGCGTGAAGTTCAACGCCCGTCAGCACCTTGACTCAGCCATTTCCATGGACCTGTACCGCAAGGGCCGCGTGAAGTTCGCAGGCGACGGAGTGAACCTTGACGACACCTACCGAATCCTCACCATTGACCACGACATTACGCCAGCGTCATGGGAGACCACCGTTGGATTTCGTCTCATGGAGTCATCTACTGCCGTCACCGTGAGTAATCCTCCCGGAGGTCCAGCAGCCGGACCATCGGACATCACTCCACCGACTCCGGGCATCCTCGGAGAACGATCACGCGGTAGCAACTTCAACCTGATTTCGTGGGTAACTGTGCCGTTCGATCAGGTACAGACAGCGGACGGGATTGTCTGGGACAACGGCAACCTCCGCTTCGTCATCCCTAGAGATGGCCGTTACACCGTTCTCTCAAACGTCCTTATCAACCCGTTGAACGGCGGATTGGTCGGAGCCGAGATCTTGGTTAACGGCATCCGGCGTCAGGTTAGCCACCTCAAGGGAACCGACAACCTGACGGCGTGCAGCCTAGGCAAGACGCTCAAGTTGGTCTCCGGAGACACGGTCCAGATCCGTGCGTACGCATCAGCCGCGACGACCATCTACGGCGACGGTAACCAAGGCACCTCAGTCTCTATTGCGTACATCGGGCAGTGATGCGAATGCGTAAGCCAACCCTGACCGAACGTGCGTGGGCCGCGTCCGTACTCGCAGCCGTGTTCTACGTGCTCTACATCTACGGACTAGTCGACACCGAACAACAGGTAGCCCTGACCATTCTTGGCACCGCGATTTGCGGTCTTCCGGTGAAGGTGCCGGGGTCCGATGCAACACCTAATGACGAGAAGGACAAGACCAATAACCCAACACAGGAAAGCAAAGAATGAGCAACGTCCATCTCACAGCAACTATCGAACGCCTGACCAACGGGCTTAGACCTCCCAAGGCACAACTACGGATCACAAGTCCGAGTGTCAAAGACCTAGACACAGGCGTCATCCACGCAGGCGGCTTACAGGTGTTGGATTTTTGCCGAGGACAGATCTCCGTTGATCTCCTCAGCACATCGACTCCGAACACAGACCCTCTCAGCGGGTCTTGGAGTTATAAGTTTGAAGTGACTTGGGCAGGCGGAAGACTCCGGGCCTTTTATGCTCAGATCTCGCAGGACTCCGACCTCTCCGACCTACAGCCTATGGACCCTCTGGCACCGGAGTACGTCCCTACGATCATCACGGGGCCACAAGGACCACAAGGCCTCAAGGGTGACACCGGACTGACCGGACCTCAGGGGCCGCAGGGTATCCAAGGCGTCACCGGAGCCACCGGCTCGCAGGGTCCAGCGGGTGTGTCTGGATTCGCCGGTACCTTCCTCGGAACGACTGACCTAAACACAGTGACGACAGCCGGTATCTACTGGCAATCAAACGGTGGAGGTGCAACACCAGCACTGAACTACCCGGCACTAGTGCGTGGGTTCCTTGAAGTGTTCCAGATGAACGCAACGTACATCGTCCAGCGATACACGAACCAAAACCCTGTTGTGTTCTGGGAACGCACCCTGTCGTCAGGCACATGGGGTCCTTGGAAGGCGTTCACATCACAGCGCGTCGACCAGACCGCAGGCCGCGCAATCTACACATGGGACGACGTCAACAATCGTGAGCAGTTGATCTACGGAGACACCGGTTGGCGCAACGTCTCGACGCTACTCCTCAACGGATGGACTCTGGCCGACGCGAACAGCCACGTCTCTATAAATCGTCAGGGCGGTCTCGTAACGCTTCGGCTACGAGGATTGGTGAGGGGCGGCGCGACCGCTACACAGTTCCTCGCCATGCCCTCAGGATTCGGAGCCTACGGCGGTTCTCAAAGTCTGCTTGCCAGCGAGGGCGGCGCTTCGGTGAGTTCTTACGACATCGACGGAGGCGGCATCTATCGTCCCCTCGGTCAGGCGGACACATACGCTCCGCGCTCTGTAGAGATCGTCTGGCGCACCACAGTCGCATGGCCTACAACTCTCCCCGGTACAGCCGTGGGAACCATCCCCAACCTATAAATCTAAGGAACTCCAATGGCACTACCACTCATCGAAAACTACGACGACGAGAAACTGAATCAACTTCTCGTCGCGGTCCTTGTCGAGACCGAGCGTCGCAAGAACCTAGCCACCATCCCGTCACAGATTGCCGACCTTAAGGCCAAATTCATTGACGGAGGTGGAGACCCTGCCGCGCTTGAACCCGACGTCAGTTGACCTGACCTGTACCGAGCCCGGGTGTGATCTGCTCGCAGGCTCCAAGGCCTCCGGGCACCGTTGCACACGACACTATGCCGACCACCTCGCGTGGCGCATCGCTGTCAGGAACGGGGAGGTAATCCCCGAGCCGGTGCGTAAGGGCAAGCCATGCACCGTCACAGGTTGCACACGTGCCCATCAGGCCAAGGGACTATGTCCGACCCACTACCAACGAATGCGAAAAGGCCAAGACCTGAACGCCCCAGTGGGGCAGTACAACAAGGCCTCCTAAAAGCCGACAACGCCCGTTCCCTCACTCTCAGGGGAACGGGCGCTGTCATGTTCGGTACTACTTTTTGTTGAGCACCTTGTTGGCGTGATCGTACGCAGCCTGTGACAGGCGACCTTGAGGCTTGGTGATGCCCTCGGACAAGCCGACCTCACGAACCTCTTTGGCATCGAGCCCGTACGTGTTCAGCGACGTGGAGCGGGTGGTCTTGGACGCCTTGCGCGAGGACTCCGGAGGAACAGCAGTGCCGGACGTGAGTTTCTTGATGATGTCCGCGAGTTCATGTTGGTGCTCATTGGTCAGGTAGTACTCATACCGAACACCCTCGAACGTCAGATACCGAGGCTTGGCGTCCTTCTCCTCCAACGGCGTTCCGTCCCAGTCATCGTAGAACTCTACTGACTCAACGACTTTCTTACCCATGCTTGCTACTCCCTTTAACTAGACGTGTTTGCTAAAAGTACCTGACACCTAGACAGTGCTCTACGTGAAGGTTCAGCTTGAAGCGACTTTTCCGCAGCCCTTGCATTCTTTGTGATAGAATGGTATAAGCACGCTAAACATGGCGAAGCATTAACCGTAACAATTGAGAGAAACACTATGAGAGATCAAGAGAAGGTGGAGTGGGTCACCGTCGATGACGTGGCAAACGCATTCCAAGTACACAACACAACCGTTGGTAGAGAGATCCGTAAGGGCAACATCCCGCACTACCGCTTCGGCTACACGGTCCGTATCCCGAAGACGTGGCTAGACGGTGAACTAGACCGGTTCCGCCGTGGCGCGACCGTCGAGGAAGATTCACAGGCTGCCCTCATCGAGGAAGGTCGGCGCATCGCCCGTGCGCTCGCAGCAGCCGAAAGGGTCGGTGCGCTCTGATGGCCGGACACATCATGCAGCCGGGTGACATCTTCAGCCCGATGACCCTTGACCGCATCGGGGAGGCCGAACTCCGAGAGTCGGAAGACGGCTCAGTACAGGTCTGGACGCTCCACGAAACGATCTCCGCTGAAGAGGTTGAGCAGGCCAAGCGCGAGCGTCGAGCACAGGCAGCCTATGACGCTGTCATGGCGGGTGAGGGCGAATGAGTTGGTTCAAGCGCAAGACGAACAAGCCTACCGAGGTCATCACCTCAAACCGTGCGCTCACTCCCGAGGAAGTACAGAAGCACCTTGACGCATGGAACGAGGCTCTGGAGTCCGGAGCCGAGATCCGCGTAGTGCATAAGGGTGATGCGTGATGGGCGCGCAAAGCAAGGTGAACGCCTACCGCCGCGCCAAGGCTCACGAGATCCTGACCGCAGAGCAGCAGCGTAAGGACCGCGAGAAGCGCGACATGGTCGAACGTGCAGCAGACCTTTACGAAGCACTCCAGAGCCGCGTAGACGGGCCTACGCGCGAGGCTATGAAGGCGCAGGTCAACAAGGACGGCACGCTCACGAACGTCCTTGGAATCTACGAGGACTTCATTCGCAACGGTGGAGAGCCGGACGGACGAAGCCGATCACTGGACTTCACTCCGGGTGGCGGTCTGTCGGACGGCAAGGTCACGGCCATCAAGAGCAACCGGGGTTTCTGATGGTGCTTCTATATGCAGCCCTGTTTGGCTACTCCGTTTATGCAGCACATCTAGCAACCAAGTTCGCATTGGAGGTGAACTAATGAAGTTGCACTTCCACAGGAGCAAGTCCGGCATGACACTCAACGGTAAGAAACTCAGCCGACGTGACCTAGAACAATTGCTAACCGAACACCAGAACGGCGGACCGACTGCGTTCATATCGTACGCCAAACACCTAGCAAAGCGCCGCTGAATCTATTTACGGTAAACTAGGAGAAACAGAAGAACCCCACCGAGGCTTTTCCCGGTGGGGCCAACTGAAAGAAAGACATGAATGACGACCAAATCAATCCACATCAAACAGAAACGAATTAACAGATATGACCAGTGTAGCATATTCCGACCCGACGCCTGAGCAACTAAAGGCGTACCAAGACCAAGCCGAGTACGAACTAGGACTACTAGAAGCCGTATGGAGTAGCGAGAAAGAACGCCTAGCGCTAGAGGCTGAACTCCGAGCCTACGGCTACCGGAAGGCCGCGTTTCTCCACACCGGTACACCGGACAGCGACCCGTCAGACCGCTACCCGCTTCTCCTCAACGGTGAAGTGGATGAGAACGCCCTCAACCGTTGGGTAGAGGACAAACTGTTTGCCGCAGACGCAGAGATCAACCGAGGAGCCATCCGAGAAGGTCTAGCCGTCATGGAAGCCGCAGGCGCGTTCGATCCTCCGGACATCGAGCACCAGACCCTAGAAGACCTAGAGGCTGACGAGGACATCCCTGAACTCCGGTACCGCGTAGCGGGCCTGCATCAGCATGGCGGAAACGTCATCATTGCGGCGCAAGCCAAGGCCGGTAAGACAACGTTCATGTTCAACCTTGTCAAGTCTCTTGTAGACGGTTGCGACTTCCTAGGGTTGCCAGTCATCCCGGTAGCCGAGGGTAAGCGCGTCGTGTACTGGGACGCGGAACTAGAGACCGTGTACGCACGTGCTCAGATGATGAGCCTCAACGTGGAGAACAAGTCCGCTGTCACCATCGTGCCCATGAAAGGCCGGACCACTCCCCTACAGGTCGACGCCGTCAAGGAATGGACCATCAAGCACCTGTCCGAACTCAACGCCGAGGTGTGGGTTATCGACACCATGAGCCGCATCTACCAAGGTGACGAGGACTCCAACACCGAGTTCACCAAGTGGATTGCAATCGTGGACGAGATCAAGCGTCGTGCGGGTCTCAGTGAGGTCTACATCGTTCACCACGCTGGACACGGTGGAGAGGGTCGCAAGGTCCGCAGTCGTGGGGCCTCAGCCATGCTTGCGTGGCCCGAAAGCCTATGGACCCTTGAGCACGTCAACCCAAACGATGATGAAGACACTCAGCGCGTACTGAAGATCACCGGACGTGGAGACCTACTGGACTCCGCTGGCTATGACTGGGACAGGGACTCCAACCGGATCTTTGCAGCCGAGATCGTCACCAAGGGTCAGTCCAAGCAAGCCGACGCAGCAGCCTTTGAACAGTCCGTGTGGGACTACGTCACCGAGCATGGCGAATGCTCCATCACTCAGGTAGTCAAGGGACTAGACCTCAGTCCGGGCATGCGTAACAAGGTCTCCACCATCCTCGCCGGGTGGGATAAGTCAGGTCAGATGACCTCCCGTAAGGGTGCCTCCAATGCCACCTTCTACTCAGTTGCACCATTTCTAAATGCAACGGTGCAACGCTCCGTGCAACACCCCTAGACCGTTGTTGCAGTTGCACACATCCCTTTAGGGTGTGCAACAGTGCAACTAGGTATTGCAGCGAAAACAACCCCAGCCGGATTGGTTGGGGTTGTTTGCGTTCCGGCTCAGTAGTCGATATCGCTCATGTGAGGTTGAGTGTGTACGATGAACTCCTTGCGCGGCGGCACCTCATTGCCCATCAGGAGCTCGAAGACCTCTTCGGCCTCCTGCCCGTCGTCGACCGTGAGGCGGCGCAGCGTGCGGTGCCGCGGGTCCATCGTGGTCTCCGCCAGCTGGGAGGCGTCCATCTCGCCGAGGCCCTTGTAGCGCTGGATGGGGTCCTTCCACTTGACGCCCTTGCGCTTGAGCTCGGCCAGCGTGCGCTGGAGCTCGGGGTCTGAGTACGTGTAGACGTACTTGTCCTGACCCTTCTTCGGGTTGGTCAGCTCGATGCGGTGCAGTGGCGGGACGGCTGTGTAGACGCGGCCCGCGTCGACGAGATCGCGCATGTAGCGGAAGAACAGCGTCGCGAGCAGGCAGCGGATGTGCGCACCGTCGGAGTCGGCGTCGGCCATGAAGATGATGCGCCCGTAGCGGGCCGCGTCGACGTCGAAGGTGCGTCCCGAGCCGGCGCCGACGACCTGGATGATCGACGAGCACTCGGCGTTCTTGAGCATGTCACCGATGCTGGCCTTCTGGACGTTCAGGATCTTGCCGCGGATCGGCAGCAGCGCCTGGAACTCGGAGTCGCGCGCCGACTTGGCGGTGCCGAGCGCGGAGTCGCCCTCCACGATGAACAGCTCGGAGCGTTCGACGTCGTTGCTGCGGCAGTCGGCCAGCTTGGCCGGCAGCGCGCTGGACTCCAGCGCGTTCTTGCGCCGCTGCGTGTCGCGCTGCTGGCGGGCCGCCAGGCGCGTGCGGGACGCGTCGACGACCTTCTGCATCACGATGCGCGCCTTGGCCTTGTCGGCCGCCTTCGTCGACGTCAGGTGCTTCTTGAGCTCGCGGGAGACGACCTGGTTGACGATCTTCGTGACCGCCGGGGTGCCCAGCACCTCCTTGGTCTGCCCCTCGAACTGGGGCTCGGCCAGGCGCACCGTCACGACGGCCGTGACGCCCTCGAGGACATCGTCCTTGATGACGTCCGGGTCGCCGGCCTTCAGCAGCCGCGTGGTCTTGAGCACCTCGTTGAAGGTCTTGGTGACCGCTCGCTCGAAGCCGTTGACGTGCGTGCCGCCCTTGGGCGTCGCGATGATGTTGACGAACGACTTGACCTCGGTGTCGTAGCCCGTGCCCCATCGCAGCGCGACGTCGACGCCCAGCGTGCGCTCGATGTCCTGCGGCGTCATGTGGCCCTTGCTGTCCAGCAGCGGGACGGTCTCGGTGAACACGTCCTCACCCTCGAGCCGCAGGACGTCGGACACCGGCTCGTCCGGGGCGAGGAACTCGCAGAACTCGGCGATGCCGCCGTCGTGGCGGAACTTCTCCTCGTGCGGCTCGTCGCCGCGCTCGTCGCGGATGACCAGCTCGAGCCCGGGCACCAGGAAGGACGTCTGGCGGGCCCGGGCGACGAGCTCGTCGTAGGCGAACTTGGCTCCCTTGATGAAGATCTGCGGATCGGCCCAGTACCGCACCCGGGTTCCGGTGCGCGCCTTCGCGACCTTGCCGATCCTGCGCAGCTCGTTGCCCGGCGTGAAGTCCGCGTCGGGACCGTCGCCGGCGAAGACACCCGGCTCGCCGCGACGGAACGACATCGCCCACGTCGCGCCACCCTTGTCGACCTCGACGTCGAGCCGCGACGACAGGGCGTTCACGACGGAGGCGCCGACGCCGTGCAGGCCGCCGGTCGCCACGTACGAGCCGCCGCCGAACTTTCCGCCCGCGTGGAGCTTGGTGTAGACGACCTCGACGCCGGTCAGGCCGGTCTTCTTCTCGATGTCGACCGGGACGCCGCGTCCCTCGTCGTGCACCTCGACCGAGCCGTCGTCGTGCAGCGCGACGAGGATGTGCGATCCGTGGCCGCCCAGCGCCTCGTCGACGGAGTTGTCGATGATCTCCCACAGGCAGTGCATGAGGCCGCGGGTGTCGGTCGAGCCGACGTACATCCCGGGCCGCTTGCGGACGGCCTCGAGGCCCTCGAGAACGAGGAGGTTCCGGGCGTCGTAGGAGTTGTCGATGATGAGGCTCGTTTCTGGCTCGGTGTCACCAGCAGGATATCGAGCCGGTCCGCCGCGACGCGTCCTGACACGCACCTCGCGGCACACACACCGACACGCTGCACGCCGCGCGCCTCGCGAAGTTTGTCCCCATCGGGGAGTATCTATGTCATAGGTCACGGAACGTCACGAGGAATACGCCCCCGTGATTTGATGTTGACCCTGACACACCGCCGATGGCTCAGAGAGAAGGTCACCGTGACAACACTGACAGCCCCCAAGCTGAGCTCCCTCGACCGCTGCGACCGCTGCGGCGCTCAGGCCTACGTACGCGTGACGCTCGGCGGAGGTGGCGAGCTCATGTTCTGCGCTCACCACGCGCGTCAGCACGAGGAGAAGCTCCGCGAGATGTCCGCGCTCATCCACGACGAGAGCGAGCGCCTCGCCGGATCCCGGTCCCCCGTCGCCGACGACGTCTGAGTCTTCCCCTCAGCCTCACCACATCGACAAGAGCCGGCCAGGTCGCCCTGGCCGGCTCTTTCGTGTCCGCGGCGCCCGCTCGTCACGGGCAGCGGCTCAGTACGGGTAGCGCTTGTACTCGTGCGACTTGAGGATCGCCTTCCAGTGCTCGAGGTAGTCCTCGTACATCGTCGGGTCGGTCGTCTCGGTCGTGATCTCGTCGCTCACGACGAGGTTGGAGCCGGTCAGCGACGCCGAGCCTGCCTGGACGACCTTCATGCGGATGCCGTCGGCCGGCCAGTTGTTCGACGTCGTGCCGTCGGGAGCAACCTCCTCGGGGTTGAGGAGGTTCCTCTTGAGCTTGGCGTCGACCAGCATCGTCTTGTCGTGCGGCTTCGCGTACGCGACGTCGATGCGCTGGCTGGACGTCCGCAGCACGTCGAGGATCGGCCGGCAGATGCGGATGAGGCTCTGGCAGTGCAGCGTCCGGTTGACCTTGAGGTTGTCCTCGTAGGCCACGGCGCTGATCTTGCAGCCACCGTTGGACAGCTCGACGAGCTTCTCCGCGACCCCGATGCGGCGGTACTTGAACCGGTTGTGCTGCAGACGGATGCGGCACTGGTCGTCCGGGATGACCCGGTTGAGCAGGTTGACGACGGGGTCCTTGCCGTTGGTCGGCGTGGCCTTGATCGGCGTCGGGTAGATCGTGACGTTGGCCAGGTTGGAGTAGAACATGCCGTACTTGGCGGTTCCCTCGGTGTAGCCGAGGGCCTTCGCCTCGTTCGTGTCGATGCCGTACTTGGACCGGTTCTTCTTGACGTACCCGAGGTAGTCGTTGTTGATGTTGCGCTCGGCGTACATGTCGGCCCACAGCTTGCTGGTCTGCTGCCACAGCTTGCGGTCGTTGTAGATCGTCATGCCGTTGTTGTAGGTCTGCTCGGCGCTGCGGCCACCGAGGTTCGCCGAGCCGGACCAGATCGCGCCACGCGCGGGCTTGCCGTCGCGGGTGAAGGTGTTGTTCACCAGCAGGATCTTGGAGTGCATGATCGCGCCGTTGAGGCTAGACAGGCACGCCAGGCTCTTGCCCTTGGCGCAGATCTTGAAGCTCGAGTCGCGCAGCGACTTCTTGTTCAACGCCCGGCGCAGCGAGCGGGACGCCGACGACTGGGTGGCCCGGCCGTGGATGACCCGTACCTTGACGCCTGCCTTCGCGGCCCGGATGAGCTCGCGGCCCACGCGCTTGGACTCGGGCATCTGGGAGATCGACAGGTACACCGTGTTGGCGCGGATCTTGGCCCTCGACAGGTACTTGCCGGTGTTGGGATCGCGGTACGAGCCACGGATGAGCCGCTCGAGGTCGTCGAGCAGGCTGAAGTCGCCGTCGCCGGAGTTGGTCACCGCCCGGAAGGGGCGGGAGAAGTCCGACTCGAGGGTGACGGGGTACGCGGCGCCCCACGGAGCACCGGTGGCCTGCACCGACGCCTCGGGTGTCGTGTCGCCCACGACGGACTCCGCCGATCCGGCCGCGGGTGCGGGTGTCGTCGCGGTCGCCGTGGCGTCCGGCACGCTCTCGGCGCTGGACGGCATGGAGCCGAGTCCCAGTGCCACCGCGCCAGCCAGAACGCCCACCCCGAGGACGCGTGCCACGCGCCGTGTTCCGCCGATTTTTTGCACAGGAATACTCTCCGAGACGCTCGTTGATGTCGAGACAGTCTAACTCAGGCCGGACCGCCGGGAAGGGCGTCCGCGTTCATCGCGGTGTCGCGGCGAATTCACCCTGCGTGGCGCGCTCGAGCGCTGCGGCCAGCTGCCGCTCGACGTGCACCGTGAACGTGCGGGTCAGGTGCGACCCGGCACGGTAGACCAGCACGTCGCCGATCACGGCGGGACACCAGCCGTCGTCGGGGCAGATCACGGACGACATGTCGAGCACGCGGACGCCGGGGAGGGTGCGGGCGGCCTGCCGCAGCATCGGTGCCGCCGACTCCGCGTGGCCCTTCTCCAGCCGGAACGCGCACCGTCTCAGGTCATCGGGGTTCTGCTCGACGCACCGGTAGACGGGGTGGGTCGTCGGGAACGGGTTGTCGAGCTGCACAACCACCGGGATGCCCGCGTCGAGCAGCTGCTGCCAGTACGCGTGGAGGCCGCGCACCATCTCGCCTCGGGTGCGCTCGTCGCTGCCGGAGATCACCGCTCGGTCGGCTCGCTGCGAGGTCACGACGAGGTCGGGCTTCCGGGCGATCACCTCTCGCAGCACAGACCGGCCCCACTCACGGCAGTCGGTCCTGACCTCACCGTCGGACACCAGCTCGACGTCTGCGAACGGGCACGCGCTCTTCGTCACCGTCACCACGCGCCATCCGGCCGAGCGCGCGATGTCGGCGTAGGCGGTCTGCCACTGGGCGATCTTCGAGTCGCCCACGAGCATCAGCGTGCGATCGGCCGACTCGTCACCCGACGGGCACAGCATCGGAACGGGGTCACCGTCCTCGACCTGGCACCCCGAGCCGTCGTCGTAGAACGCCGGCCGGTCGTCCTTCGCGTCCGCCGGCTGCGGCCGCAGCTGTGCGAGATCGACGGCGGACGGCACCCGGACGCGGGACTCGGACGCCACCGCGGCGTCAGGCTCGGACTGTGACCGCGTGACCAGGACCAGCACGACGGCAGCGACAACCGCGACCGTGACCACGAGGATCACGGCCGCGAGACGTCGCATCGGGGACGAGGTCAGCTCAGTCCAGTTAGTCGCGCACTAGGGACGTATGAACGCTGTGCGGACTCTCGGAAAGGCAAGACATGCAACAAACGATAGCAAGCGCTGTGCATCGAAATATCACCGACTGAAATCACTGTCCTACCCGCCAACAACCCTCTGATGAAAAGAAGTGTCCCCGCGCCGTTGAAGCCGGCCGAGGACGTGAGTCCAACCTCAACGAAGGAGATCGAACTGTGAGTCAGACTACCGAAACTTCAGCGGCCCAGACGAAGCGCCGCAACAACTGGGACCCGCAGAACTGTCCGGAATGGTGCACGAACAACACCGAGGACAACACGTGCCACGGTGAACATCACGCCATCAGCGCCGGCAGTTACATCCTCGCCTCCGGTGGCTTCTTCGACCGGGTCGAGACGATCGACGGCGCCTCGGTCCCCGCAGTCGGCGTCGGCCTCTACTGGGCCGAGCACTGGGGCGAAGGGCAGGAGCTGTTCGTCCAAGTCGGCGACGACATCAGCCTGAACTTCAAGCCCAACGAGGCCCTTGCGCTAGCCACGGAGATCACGATCATGCTCCAGGCGATGGTTCACGCCAGCGACATCAACATCACCGGCGCTGAGCGAGTGCTCGAGCTCGCCGGCGTTTCCGAGGCGCTCAAAGCGATGCTGACGAAGAAGGTCAGCGCATGAGCGGTTTGCGCGTCATCGATGTTGCCGGACTGGGTGAGGAGTGTGTGATCGTGGACCTCGAACCACAGGGGTTGCTGCTGCTGGACGCGGATCTAGACGGCGACGAACGCATGAGGATCCTGAACAGCGTCATCCGCGAGGAGTGCTCATGAGTGCGCCGACAACTCGCCTCCGCGCCTTCGAAGCCCGGAGCGGCCAAGGCCACACCGTCGATGTCACCACCGATCCGGACCTGCGTGTGCGGTTCAAGCGCGGCGAGGTGTGTCGAGGGGATTCCGGCGCGATCGACGTCGCGATGGTTCTCGGCATCGACGAGGTGGCCTGTGACCGCATCGACATCTCGGACTCCTCGCTGTCGATGCGCGAACGACTCGAGCTCGCCAAGGCGGCCGTGGATCTCGCGCTGGAAGGTTGCCCCCAATGAGCACCCTGCGTGTCATTGACGTGGAAGAGCTGGGTCAACCGGCCATGATCGTCCGCACGGGTGGACCGAAGCTTCTACTTCTGGACACAGGACTGACCTGCGAACAGCGAATCGGCATTCTGAAGAAGTTCTTCGACCCGATTGAGGAGTCGGCATGACCGCGGGATTTCAGGTCATCGACGTGGACCAGCTAGGGCGCCCAGCGCAAATCGTGAACACCTCTGGTCCACGGCTGCCGCTCGACAACGCCCTTGACCACGAAGAGCGCATGCGCATCATGACGAGCCTCCTCGACGCTCCGGAGGCAAGCACATGATCCCCCACCCGAACGGCACCCGCGGCTCACCGTGCCCGCTGTTCAGGTGGCAACCGAGTTGCCACCTGGGCGGCGGCCTCATGGTGTCCAGCGGTGGACACCTGTTACCCCCGGTAACACCTCCGCCTGTCCGCAATTGCGGACACTCCCCGAAGGAACAGCAATGCCTATCTCCCCCACCGTCGAGATCGTCGACGTCACCCCATCCATGGCTGAGGCCTGGCTCTCGAAGAACCCGAACAACCGCAACCTGCGTCATCCGGTCGTGAACTCCTACGCCCGCGACATGCTCGCCGGCAACTGGATGCTCAACGGCGAAACGCTCAAGTTCGACCAGTCCGGCAAACTCATCGACGGACAGCACCGGCTGACCGCGATCGTTGTCGCTGACGTGACAGTCTCGATGGTCGTCATGCGCGGCGTAGATGCCGGCGTCATGGACACTGTGGACGTAGGCGCGAAACGGACCTACGCGGACGCGCTGAAGCTGCAAGGCGAAGAGAACACCACGACTCTCGCTGCGGTCGTCAGGCGTGCTGTGATGTGGCAACGAGGCGCCCGCACGAACACGGGAGCAGTCCGTCCAACCGCGCGCGAGATGAATGCCTTCATCGGCGCACAGCCGCAGATCCGGACGTCTGCAGAAGTGGCAGCTCGCTACTCGACGAGGACTTTCCTACCGGCGTCCGTGATCGGTTTATGTCACTGGCTGTTCTCGCCGCTGGACCCGGACGATGCCGACTGGTTCCTCGCCCGAGTCGCAGACGGTGACGGGATAGCGGCCGACTCCCCCATCGCGGCGCTGCGAAACCGCATCGTCAAACTCCGGGTCGGCGGCGGACGAGTGAACGAGACGGAGGCACTTGCGCTCGTCATCCTCGCTTGGAACGCATATCGGGCTGGCGGCAGTCGGTCCAAGCTTCAGATGCCTAAGGGTGGCCTGACTCCTGAGAACTTTCCCGAGCCGCGTTGACGCAAAGGCACTACGAAGCGGTTCTCGTCATGCCACTCTTTCCGAAACCCGAACAAAGGACCAATAACCCGTGAGCGAAGACCGTCAGACCCCTGTGCAGCCTCTGACAACCGAACACGAAACGACGAAGCCGACTGCTCGACACTCGACGGCGTTCGCGGCGCTCCTTGGTCTAGTCGTGGGTGCGATCATTGGCGCGCTGGTGACGCTCGGCGTGGTGTCCGTTGCTAGCGACGATGACGAATCCGAGGAGAGCGACACGGTTGCATCGAGCGAAACGTCTGACGACGCTGATGAAGACGTCCCTGCCGTCGAAGAGACAGAAGAGCCCAGTTACGAGCCCACGGCGACCGATTTCTCCATCGACCTGTCGGTGAAGGAGCGGAAGTGTTTCGGCAGCGCGGGTTGCAATGTGACGTACCGAGTTGAGCCCAATTACGAAGGCTTGCAGACTCCTACGGGAACCTGGGAGATCACCTATGAGGTTCGAGGAATCGAGGACGGCCCCCAGGTCCAGACGTTTACGTTGACGGACGACTCGTTCTCGTTCGAACCCGAGATCACCGTGCAGACGAGGAACGCGGATGCTGAGGCCAAGGCGAAGGTCACGAACGTGATCGAGGGTTATTAGCGGAGCCCATTTGCTCGCGACTTGGCATGTCTTCACATACGGTCGAATTATGAGCATCCGATACGAACGGCAACCCACTCCGTTCAGATGTACAGACTGCGGCAGCGACGTGGAGTTCGTGAAGACGTATTTCGACTCTTGGCAGGGTGGCGAACAGCTCCGGTCGAGTCGCTACGAGTGCATCATTGACCCTACCCACGAGGCACCAGGGCTCTGACCGCGAACGGTCTCACCGTCCTCAACTCATGGCGCCGGACGCCCCTACGGACGCACTCGGTTGCTCTGACGGCGCAGCCTCTGCTGGGTATTGGAACGGGCACTATGCGTGCGGAGACACTCTCATGTGCCGGAGGTTCGCCGTCATCGGACCGAGGTACATCGCGACCCGCCGCGACATTTCCGCGTTGTGGTTCACCTCGGGTCCCCTACATGCTGATACAAGTAGTTGGCCAAACCCTCTAGACCGGCGGTGTGAAGATGCGTACATTCAACACAACCTTCATGTTGGGTTGATAGGATGGCCTTGCCGGATTTTGAAGACTCCGGGTACCTACCAAGCGGCGAGTGGGAGGCGGATTGGGATGAAGTCGAAGAGCGGTTTGCCTACAACTATCGGCGGCGCGAGATTTTCGTGGGCCTCAAACACGTCGTCGACCAGCTCCGAGCACACGGTGTTTCGATCGTGTGGCTCGATGGCTCGTTTGCGACTGACAAGATCCGGCCTGGCGACGCAGACGTGGTCTACCAGGTAGATCCAAGCAGCGACGACTCAGACTGGGCCGATGTGGGACCCAGCCGTCGCGCACACATGAAGAAATACCACCGGGTCGATTTGTGGCGATTCCCCGGGTGGCAGAACTCCAAAAACACAACGGCGGCCCTCGGGGCTTCCTCCCGGATAACGATCAAAGAGTTCTTTGAGAGTGACGCGGATGGAAACCCCCGAGGTCTCGTCCGTCTCAGAATGGACTAGGACCCGAATGATCAAGAACGAACGCCAACTGAACGTTGCTTCGTCAAAACTGAGCGGTCTGGAGGAGGCTCGGGCCTCAGCGGGGACGACCGACAAAACCTCGTGGCGCGCTTATACGGACCTGATCGATGATCTCCAGTGGGAGATGGAGCAGTACTGCCAGGTTCGCGATCAGCAGATGGATCAATTTCCGATCACGTGCGTCGACGACCTTGGACCTGCTTTGATCAAGGCTCGAATCCACAATGGCTGGACTCACTCGACTCTCGCCAAGCACGCAGGCGTTCAGGAACAAAGTATCCAGCGGGATGAGTCGCGCGATTATGAGAACGCTGGACTTGCACGCCTGGCCGAACTTCTGGATGTTCTAGGCTTCGAACTCGTGGGAGAAGTTCGGCCCAAAGTGAAGTACGTCGTAGGGACCTACGCCGGCAAGTCCGCGTCAAACGCGCCTGAAGTCACCTTCGCAACCCCCTCCACCACGGGCCGGGGGAACTGGTTTGGTTCCGATTCGTTCTCGATCAGCGACGGGTCCCACGGGCGGAGCGACGCAAAGGTCGATGCGTGAGAATCGAGTGGATGATTCTGGCTGAGGGGATAGCGCTGGACGCCAGGGGCGCATTCACGCTCGTCGGACTGAATCAGAACGTCTACGCCACAGACTCCTTGCCGTCTCATACGAAGCGCGCAGTCTTAACGCGCATAGTTGATCTGACCACCGGGTCGAAATATCGGATCCGGGTCGAAGTTGCCTCGCCGAACGGCCGGGTCATCGCTGTCCAAGAGGGTCAGTTCGAGGTCGCAGGTCTTAGAATTCCAGGCATCCCCCCCGGCGGCGCAGACATTCCCAATGAGTTCCAGATTGCTGTGACCGAATTCGGCACATACCGCTTCGTCGCTGAACTGACAGATGACGCCAGCGGTCACACCGAGAGTGCCACTATCGAGCTGTACGCGGTCCGGGCCTCCGAATACCTGCTGCCGGACGAAAAGTTGGCAGAATCGAAGGGTTAGAAACGAGCATCCTGACGGGGTCGGGTCCGGATAGGGTGAATTCCATGAGCACTATGACCCCAGAACTGGCCGATCTCTTGACGCGACTCGGCGAGCTGGCCATCAAAAATACGGCGAGTGCTGTTTTCACCCGAATCCAGTCCGTCCGTGCTCGCAAGCAAGACGAATCGACTGTGAACGAGCTAGTCGAGATTATCAACGAACTCGTCGATGAGAAGGCCCAACTGCTCGGCATCGCTCGAGGGCTGGAAGATGCGCTCGTTGCTCAACGGGTTTCCGACTCCGACATCTCGTACATCACGGACAAGGTTGTACCTACGGTCGAGAAATTGGTCGGCATGATGGACGAGTCCGAACGGCCCCCGGAAGAGATGATGGATGTCGTTAAGGAACTTCTCTCGACGGAGACTTTCACGATCCTTCAGCTCGTCGGGTTCAACTTCAAGGCAGCGATCGGCCAGCCGCTAACCGAAGTCGTGGGGCGTATGATCTTGTCTCAAGCACCGCAGGCAGATGTGAAAGCAGAACTACAGATTTTGACGGCACGCCGCGAGCTTGCGTACATAGAGCTAGCTAGCGACGCCGAGGCATTCGCTCGCCTTCAGTAGTTGCCGCGCATGTGGTTTTTGTGCGGCCGAGGGCTCGGGGCGCGGCCAGCGATTCAGAACCAAGGGTCCTTCGATGGGTTTGGGTCGGGGTGGCACGGCGTGAGCTGGTCGACCGGGAACCACGTCTGGACAAGGGGCGTTCCGTCCTGACGCTCATCCATGAACACGACGAGCGCCTCCCACTTCTTGCCGGCCCGCTTCCAGTCGACAACGAAGCCTTGGAAAGGCCGCGCGTACCGGTAGTCCTGGCGCTTGATGAGTACGTGCCTGGTGGGCTCGTAGGGCGGCCAGACGTCTCGCTTCGACCGGTTCATACCCATGCGGAGATGGTAGAACGCGTGTTCGATCAGATCGATGTCGCACGACGGGTCTACATTGCGAGGATGACCGATACCTCGCCGTGCCAGATGTGCGGCTCGCCTGTCCGACTCGTCAACGTCAAGATGCCGATGACCCTTGACGAAACGACCCCCCAAACCACTCAGCAGCGCAAGTGCACTAGTAGCACCTGTGACTCGAACCGACGCGGACGTATGACACTGGGCGACGCAGTCTGAGATGTAAAGCTCAAACTGCCCCTGAGGGTCCTAAAAGCCCATCTTGGAGAGCACGTTCGGCATCAAAGATGCCGCTCTTGCCGTCCATACTCAACAGCAGGAACGCAGTGCCGCTGCCCAGCAGATGAGCGGCTTTCTGCTCGGAACCGACGAGCTCAACGAGTTGCTGATAGGTCGAAGCCGCGTCCGAGGTCCCGTCCTGACGCTTCATCGCCCGAACGTGCTCGAGAAGGCATAACGTCACCAACGCCATCGCTTTGTCAGGCTCTACTGAATCCATGGTTCAGGGTCCCACGTACATGCGAGCGTTGATCGCGGCGGCGTCGTCGTGAGCAGCGATCTCGATGCGCGCCTGTTGCGTGCCGATCCCTCGGAAGTAGCCGATGATCTGAGACCCGTCCACAATTGTCTGGTCAGGGATGGGTGCCTGCGACGCCGACGACACACCCGAGTTCCAGACCTGCGGAGCCATGAACGCCGAGTTGCCCACCAAGCCGGCGTAGGCGTTCGTGTACTGGTCGATCTGCGACGCCTGGGAGTTGATGGAGTTGAACGCCGCCTGGTTCGTGTTGTACTCGCGCGCCAACTTGATCGCACCCGGAGTCGGACCAGCCTTCACCAACTCACCCAGCAGCCATGGAGAAGCACCCTTCGACTTCAGGTCACCCAGAAGGCCGAGGAACGTCTGCGAGTTCGCCAACAGGCGTGACAGGTTGCGGTCGACCTGCGCTGCGGACGTTGCCGAACCGATCTCGAACAGAGACGCAGCCGATGACTTCGTAGACGTGAACTTGTCGGCCGCGTCACGAACGATCTCCTCAGCAGCCTCGACCGCGTCACGCGCGGCTTCCTCCTGCTCCGGGGTGCCGTAGTTCTTCAGTTGCTTGTTCTCGCGCAGCATCGTCGCGAGGTCGGCCTTCGCTTCCTTCAGCTCAAGCTGCGCAACCTTGCGCTCCTGACCACGAAGGGCGTCGCGACGGTGCTTGTTCTTGCCCTTACCGACTGTCTCGCGCTCCTTGAGCGACTGCTCGATGTCGCGGATGCGGAGCTTCTGCCGTTCGATCTCCAAGCGGGACGAGTGCTCAAGGGCTGAGTAGTCGTCGTAGCGCCCACCGCCCGCGAAACCCGGGATGGCGCCGCGGCCGAAGACGTCGTCGAGGTTGAGCCCGTTGTTGATCGCACGCAGCCAACGATCGTTCTTGTCCGACTGTGGCTCGTTGATGATCCACTCACGAGAACGGAGCATGAGCGGGTTGCCCTTGGCGGTGACTGCGAAGATATTGTCGATCGTCGGATCTGACGGCGGAGTGCCAGGCACACGACCGCCGTCCGCGTAGCCCGCCGGGACCCGAAGGCCCGTGTTGGCACCAGCGCCGTTCTCACGCGACCCACCGGACGGCTTGCCGTAGGTCTCGTTGTACGTCCGGATGTGGATGTCCTTCGACTTCGGCAGCCGATCCAGCGTGTTGATGATCGCCTGGATGTCGTCCTTCGTCTGAGCCAGACCACGGGCCTTGACGTCGGTCGACACCAGCGACGGCATGTCCAGGTACTGGTCCGCGAGAGTCTTTGCCTGTCCCCGCGTCTTGCCCATCTGTACAGCCACGCCGATAAACGCTTCGCGGGCACCCTTTGCCGCGTCCGTGGCGTTCTGCTGGGCTGGGGAAAGGTTGTTCCAGGACTGGGCGAGGGTGTCAAGCGCCGCAGCATTCGCTCGACCCTTCGGCGTGCCCTCATCAAGCGTCGCGCCGTTCTCTTTTGCCGCGTCGGTGGCATCGTCGATCGCCTGCTGATAAGCCCGGTAGCCGCCACGCTCTCCTAGCAGCCGGTCGGCAAGCGAGTTGTGCGCGTTGATGTTGTCGACGAGCGCTCGGGTGCTCTCGCGCGTCGCATCAGACGCCTTGTCCATCGACGACCCGAGACCGTCTTCCCGGAACGCGAGATCCTGTGCATCGCGGCTCCCGCCTCGGAACTGCTCTCGAAGAAGGGCGAGCCCGGCTTCCAGCTTCTCGATGTCATCGTCCAAGAAGCCGAGGTCGGAGGACTTCATGACGTCGATCTGTTTCTGGACGGCATTGATGACTTCTTCTTGAGCGTCGAGGTCCGGCGCCTGGTCAAAGGCCTGCTGGAAGGCATCGACTGCCTCAGCAGCACCATCGACCTGTGATGTCAGGTCCATCACGAGTCCGGCACCTGCACCGATTGCAGTGCCCCAGGGGCCGAACATCGTTCCGGCCATGGCACCCATAGCCGTGTTGCTCAGGCCCATCTTGTCGTCAAGATCGGACATCACGAACGCGAGACCGCCAGCGCCGCCAGCGAGCTTCGCCGTTCCGCTCAAGGCAGTGCCCAAGCGACCCGTTGTCGCTGCCAATTGACCTGCGCTGGCCTGAGCGCGTGCCGCCGCTCCGTCGTACTGGAGAACGGCGCGAGGTAGGTCTTTCAATGCCGTGGCGGTGCCGGCGTAGGCAGACCGCGAGAACAACCCGCCCAGGGCCGACGAGTTCGCCGTCTTCGACACCGCGATCAGACGGCTGTACGCCGACGTCAGGGCAATGATGCCGACTGCTGCGGAGCCAACATCAGAGTCGGCGATCGCCGCGACAGAGTCAGCCACAGCCTCAATCGCCGGCAGCGCTACTTCACCGACTGGTGCCGCGGCTTCTACGACCTGCAACAGCGAATTGGCGAGCGCACCAAGCGTGTCCCATGTCTTCGGTCCGACACGACTCACATAGTCCAGGAACTCCTGGAAACCCTCTGTCTGGTCGAGCCCATCGGCCCACGTTGCGAAGTCCCGCGACATCTGGAGGAAGCCGTCGCTGAACTGATCCGACAGCGGATCGAACGCCATCCACAGGTCGGTGAAGCCCTCTACGAAGTTGCCGAGAGTGTGGCCCATGTCCTCAAGCGTCGGCTGAGCCTCGTTCTCGAGGAACGAGAAGAACTCATCCCAGCGCGGGTCAGCGAGGTTGTCACCACCTTCGGCCAGCAACCCGCCGATCGTGGACGAGACCTTGCCGACGAAGCCCTCGAACTGCGGGAGTCGCGACATGAGCGCCTCGATGCCGTCCTGCGCGCCGGGCAGTAGTCCCGCCTGCGAGATGTCCTGCAAACCCTGAAGCTCGGGGCGGATCTCCTGGAGGAACGCCGTGAACTCACGACCAGCCGGACCAAGCTCAGCGAGCGACTGGCGCATCTTCTGGAGGTTCGCGTCGGTCGGTTCGATGGCGTAGTCGTTCGTAGCCTTTAGAGCGTCACCAACGCCCGAGAACGCCAAGGCCGTGACACCTGCGCCGGCCGCGGCAAACGCGAGTTGATTGGTCAAACCTGCGATCGCGGGAGTTGCCGACGCAGCAATCGGGATGGCGGCGGGCGCGACCGCGAGCAGCGACTGCGTGAACATCGTCGTGCGGTCGTTCGCGGTGTCGAGCTCGTTCGTGAAGGCCCTGACTGACGCCTGCGCTTTCGCGAACTCTCGAATGAATGGATTGACGTCGCCCTTTAGTCGGACGAGTACGGACCGATCTGAGGTCATGCTGATTCTCCGATGCGTTCGGTGGTGACGATTGCGTCCGTCACCCGGGCTCGGAGAGCGCGGCGGACTGTGGGTAGGTCGGTGCCGTCGCGCTCTGCCAGGTCACGCATGGCGAGGGTGGCGTACAGGACGAGGGAACCGAGAGTGACGCGATCAGCAGCTTCGAAGTAGTCGCCGAAGCGCGGGTCGTCGTTGTCAAACGCTTCGAGCAGACGCTCAGCAACGAGGGTCTCGTCGACGATGAAGGGGTTGAAGGCGGTCGTCATGAGCGGTGACCGGTCGATGCCCGTGGTGGAAAAAAGTGCGGGGAGAGATTGTCCCTAGCCCCGTAGGTCCGTGGCAATGGGTGGGGGAGGGAAGGGATCCCCACCTCCTGAACGCTTCGAGTTGTCCGGCATCGCTCTGAGTTATCGCTGCCGACTGACTCGTGAAGGGTGCCCATCACACCCCTCTCCCACCCCATGTCGTGGACCTTCGGGGCTAGGGCCTCTCTATCTATGACGTCTTTTTCTGCGTTCATCAGAGCTCGCTCGCTCGAGGCATCATGAACGTCATCGCGTTCTGAAAGCCCTGCTCGGGCGAAGGGTTCACCAACTCCTTGATGGAGCCGGCCGTCGACGGGTTGGCTTCGGCGTAGTCGTTGAGCAGCAGCTTCCAGTGGTGATTGAAGAAGTTGCCCTCGCTGCGACGCATCGCCTCGAGTCCGATGGCTCGGCTCAGCACGGTGTCGCCGTTGCGCTGTGCACGCTCGAAGAGCTCGCGCGCTTCGGATGCCGTCTCGAGCTGTGCGACACGGTCCTCGGCGTCACGGATGCTGATGGCGTCGGCGCCACTGGAGTAGCCGCTTCCGAAGGCGCTGCGCATCGCTCCCGACGTGGACTGCTTCGATTCTTCGCGCCACTTATCCTTGAGTGCGTCCATCCGCGTCGTGGCGTCGGCGTGCGCCTCGGCGATGCGACGCTCCTTGCCGTCTGCCGTCAGGTCCTCGCTCTCACGAATCTCTTTGGCTTGGCTGGCTAGTGACTCGCGCACTCGCTCAGCCTCGGCACTGATGCTGTCCGTTACTCGTGTCATCGGTGTCCCCTCTCACGCTGCTCGTGCAGCTCGGTAGTGCTCCATGTCTTCGCGGCTGACCTGGTAACCGATGCCTGTCTTGGTGGCCGGCAGGCGACCGGATCGGATGGCCTTCCCGACCGCCTGCCGGCTGATCCCTAGGTGTTCGGCAACCTGTCCCGTTCTCAACCACTTCGATCGTGGCGCTGGTTGTCGGTCCACGTCGTCCCCGGTTTCCAGGTGGAAACCGGGCCAGATGAGCGCTGCTTCTCGGATGGCCTCGAGCACGGCAGAGGCCTCCGGATCGACACCACGGACTTGAACTCGCAGGCCGCTGATATTGGTCCGGGACTCGATGAGCGCGGCTATACGAGCCGGCACCATCACGTAGGGCTCATCAGCTCTCAGCAGATACGAACGGCGCACATGTCTACTCACGATGCGCGCACCCCACGCCGCTCTAGGCTCAGGTCATGAAATGGCTGGTGCGGATCGGGGCGGGCATGCTGATCGCCGTTCTCTGTCTCACAATGTTTCGCTGGGGCGGATACGCACGCCTGAACATCTTTCTGGGTGCCGCGATCTTGTACGGCGTTGGAAAGTATGAGGGCATCGACATGCGCGGTTACTGGGGCAAAGACGACGACGAGGACGGCCAAGGCCCGCTTCGTCCAGCTTGACGGCGCGTGCCCGCGGAGACCGTTATGACCGGTCGTGAGGCTGCTCATCGCAGCACCTCCGGCAGTGCACCCTTGCCGATCGTCTTGCCGCCCCATGTTCCGGCCGTTTCTGGAAACGCCTCGACGTACCCCTTGCACACATTCAGTGCGGGACAGGAGCGACAACCGTGGACGGCGGCCTCCTGCTGTTCACGGTCCTCACTCAGCCACAAATGCCCGCGCTCCACGTCGACGCAGGGCACGTACTCCCCGCCGACCCGAAGCTGATAGATCGCAGACGTCAGCCTGTCGAGAGCAACGAGGCGCGCACTCACGCTGCCACCGACTTCGGCCAGTGCTTGCAGCGGCGGCAGCAGTCGCCGTATGGATGATGCTCTCCCCCGCGAGAACACTCTTCAGACGTCAAACCACACCTATTGCAAGCATCGGGACGAGGGACGAGGTTGCCAACCTTCTTTGACCCCGTCCTACGTCCTCGTCCTCGTCCCCCCTTAGGGAGGGGGACGAGGGACGAGGTACTTAGGGTCTAGTCCGGGACGAGGCGGGACGAGGTAGGGACGAGGGAACGAGAGACATTCATTTCGAACCTCCGTCCGCCCAGGGCTTGAGTAGCGCGTGCGGGGTCCCGTCTGAGACGAAACCTTCGATCTGCAAGAGGTTGCGTGCCTGCCTGATCGTCACTGCCTTGCCCCTGACGACAGCCTCGATCTTGGCCGCCGAGAGCGGTCCATGCTTCTCGAGGGCTGCGCAGATCAGACCCATAAGAACGGTCGGCCGGAACTCGCCACCTTCCTCGCGCTGCTCTGGAGCGATGACCTCGACCTCCAGGAAGTCCTCACCGTGGCTCGTCAGCTTCAGGTCACCGAACCAGAACATGCCCTCGCGACTCGGCAGGCCGTTCTTGCGCAACTGACCCGGACGGTCCTTCGCGATGAAGATCGTGCTGACGCCGGTCAGTCCGATGCCGAACGGCTTTTTGTTCTGGAGCACGAATGCAGCGCCGTCGAGACCGTTGAGCTTGTGTACGCCACCGAGGGCGTATCGACCGCGGTTCTCGCCGCTCTTAACGACGTGATCGAGGCAGACAACCGCCGTGCCGAACGCTGCCAGGGAGCGCGGAAGCATCCGCCCGAACGTCGCGATGTCCTTATTGCTCAGCGGGTCCATCCCGTGCATCGTCATCGCCTCGGTGACGCCGTCGATGACAGTGAGGGATGGCTTGTAGGTAGCCATCACTCCGCGCAGATCGTCCGCGTTGATGCCGGTGCCGAGAGCCATCGAAGGCTTCACGTAGTGGAACCGTTCCCGGATGACCTCGGGGCGGCACTGGAGCCCTAGGAGTCGCCGCACGAGGCCACCCTCGTCGTCCTCGAAGTCGAGATAGACGACGTGCTTCCCGGCCAGCAGCTCGTCAATGCACGCCGAAAGCATCAGCCACGTTTTGCCGGCCTCAGACTCACTCGCGATCGTGTGGACCTTGCCGGCGTAGAACAGGCCGACACCATCCGCTCGTTTGCCGATGACGGCTTCAGGGGGCGTCCACGACCCGTCCAACACCGCAGCGAGGTCTACGGGCTGCCACGAGCGAGTGAACGCCTCGGGCTCGTCGAAGTCGCCCCAAGGCTCGAGCTCGGCACTCATGAATCAGCGCCGATGCGTTCGTACCGGACAGCGAGACCGTCATCCTCGGCCATTGCGAGGACATCCGTTGCGGCCTGCTCAGAAGTTGCCCACGCCTTCCGCCGTCGTGACCAGATCGGCCGCCCCCCGCACCTTTCGACGTACTCGCGGCTCTTATATCCCCCGACGAAACCGGCATGGTTAATCGGGTCGATCGCCACGGAGATCCATGGTCGTGAGCGGTTCATCCGGCGACCACCAACGCACTGGCGACGTCGACAATGAGTGCTCGGTCGGCTGGTGTCGCGCCGTAGCGTTTAGCGATTTCAGCGCGGTGACGACAAGCCTCAGCCTTGGCCGTCAGCCGGCGCCACTGCTCAGAAAGCTGCTCGTGTGTCGCCAGACCGTGAAACTCTCCCGGCACGGGACGCGCACGCTCGAGCATTTCGGCGCGGCGGATCCAGTAACGAGCTGTGGCTGCTCCCCAAGCGGCGAAGAAGTGATGCGGATCGTGATAGTCAGAATGGTTTGACTCGATGGCATCATCAGACATCCGACGTCTGTCGGTGATCGATGAGATACTTGCATTGACGCCGCCAAACGTCTCTGTCGCCTCGTGGTCGCCCGCGGGGCGACGTTCGTTTGCGTAGGTCACGCGGCGTCACCGCCAGCGGCCTGGAGCTCGGCCTCAGCAGCCTCAGCGGCGGCTATGCACTCTTTAGCGCGTCTGCGAGACTGGGCCGACTTCAGCGCGAGACGCTTGTAGTAGGCCTTGCGCAGGCTTTCGGCACGTATCGCGTCCCCGTCCGCTTCCGCGAGGAACTTCGCGTCGAGTGCCTGTCGTGCCGGTGCGGTGCGGGCCGATCGGTTTTCTGTCAGCCCCCAAGAGGTGTGAGCGGCTACAGAAGCTTGCAGACTTCGTTCTGCATCGAACATGGAACTGTCCTGTCGAACTTCGGGTGTGCTTCAACCCGATTCGCCAGTTCCATGGCGGGTCCCATTACGGACCTTGCGTTGTGCTCCTAGCGTACCGCATAGCGCGTGCCATCAGCCCGAACAACGACCTCGGCGTGCCCCGCCGTCCAGTCGCCTTGGAAGTCGGCAGCTGTGAGGCAGACATCATCCCCAGCACCCGTGACACCAACATGATCGCACTGGATCGACTGCCGCGGGGGCGGGTTTTCGTCGGGATAGTTCAGGGCCGACGAGGCAATGTAGTAGGTGCGCGGTTTCCAGTGGTTCCTGCCGTCGAAGGTGTTCGCGGCACGGCCGGACTCGCTGCTACGTCTCACGTTGACCTCCGGCGAATTCTTGAAACGCTTCTGGTGCAGCAGCACCGTGTCGCCAATCGCGACAGCGTCCAGCAGTAAGCAACGATCGTCCCTTGAACAGCGGTACTGGAGGCGTCGAAGTGTTTTAAGCCTCTTCGGATCGCCGATCAATGCGATGTAAAGCGCTTCGGCGTCGGGCAACGTCACAGGTCCCCCAGGTTCAATCGCTTCGACTCTTCGGCGGCGCGGTCTGACGCTTGTGCCCGCGTATAGCGCATCAGCATGTCGGGGCGGGTCCAGCCGGCCACTGCCATCAGGCCGCCTTCAGACCCGCCCGCCGCGAGCCACCGGTGGGCAGCAGTGTGTCTGAGACGGTGGGGATGGAAGCCTTCGATGCCGGCTCGCGCAGCCCTCATAGCGAGCGTCTTGTGGAGGGCGTCGTATCCGAACTTCTTGCCCCGGTCCCCCAGCCACAGGTCGTCGCTTGCGGCCAAGCGGTGTGTACGTCGGGCCCGGATGTAGCGGTCGATGGCCTTGGCGATCTCGGGGCCGACAGGAACGGTACGTCCCTTGCCTCCTTTGCCGCGGCGGATGACGATGACGCCCTTGGTGAGGTCGACGTCTGACATCTGGATGGCCGCGGTCTCGCCTGCTCTGGCGCCGGTCTCGAGCATCAGCCGAATGATGGCCTCGTCCCGCTTGTCGCGCATGTCGGGGCCGGCGCAGGCCTTGACGAGGGCCTTGAGCTGAGCGGACTCCAGCGGCTCGACGACGGTCTGGTCGATCTTGGGCGGTTTCATGCCCACCAGGACGTCGACGTCGATCTCGCCCTCTTCGGCGAGCCAGGCGGAGAAGCGGCGAACAGCAAGCTGGCGTGACCGGGCGGTCGAGGCTGCGGCGCCGTTCGTCAGCAGCGTGTCGACGAAACCACGGACCTGGGCGCGGCTCAAGTTGGCCTCGAGCCCTGCGGCCTCAGCCCACTTCAAATAGGCGCGGACACCGTCGCCATAGGCCTTGAGTGTCTGCGGACTCTTGCGCTCAGCGCGCAGTGAGAGCTCCCAGGATCCCAGCAACAGAACGATGTCCGCGGGCGTCAAGTGCGAGACCCGCGAACGTCGTGTCGCCAACCCAAGAACTGGGACAGTAGAAGGAGGCACATGCTTGTGACGCCGAGCACAGAACCGGACGTCAACCCGTCGCTTGCGATGGGGACCAGCCACGCGGCAATCAGCGCAATAGCAACCAAAGTCAAGATTGCGCGCACAGTCCCGAAAGGGATCTTCGACTCGTCCGACACGCTCACAGTCTATCGATATCTGGACTACGAACGCTATGCGGTGATAGCGTGTCGTTCACGAAGTCGGGAATCCACTGACTTTGCAGAGGATTCCCGACTCGTGAGCAACGAACCTCAGTCCAGGTAGTCGCGCAGGACCTGCGAGCGCGACGGGTGGCGCAGCTTGCTCATGGTCTTGGACTCGATCTGGCGGATCCGCTCGCGCGTCACGCCGTAGACCTTGCCGATCTCGTCGAGCGTC